GGGCCAGCCAGCGCGGCGTCGATGGCAGCGTCGTCCGAATCGCCCCCGCCCCAAAAATTGCCCGAGCCAGTACTAGGCGTCGACCCTACGCCGAGCGGGTGTCGGCGATTGATCTCGTTGGTGATCGCGAAGGCTTCAACCGCCATCATCGGATTGTAGAGTACGGACAGACGACCAAAAATAGTATCGCCGCGCGGATCGAGGCCTCTTTGCTGCGACATGCGCCCGGCAACGCCGCCAAGCCGCCCCATATATTGGAGAAACCGTGCCACGCCCGCCGTCGCCTGGGCGACGAAGCCGATCAATTCCGAAAATGCTTGGGCGAGTTCGACAATAGCACCGGCGTTTTCCGAAACCGCCCGCGCCATTTCGGCGTTGACGACACCTTTCACCGTGTCCAGATTTCGCGCTGCTTCGTCCGCCTGATCGATCAATTCCTGATCTAGGATGATGCCGAGGTTCGCCGCCTCCTCGGCAAGCGCATTGAAACCCTGAGCGCCCTCGTCGAGAAGATTGAGCAACGCGCCGCTTGAATCGCCGAAAATGTCCTGAGCGACCGCAGCCTGGCGCGCCGGATCGTCGATTTCACGAATCGCATCCGCGAGATCGCGATAAAGCTCTTCGGTAGGTCGAATTTCGCCGCTTGAATTATGGATAGAAACGCCGAGGGCAGCAAAGATATCGTCGGCCTCCTTACCCTCTCGGGATGCTTCGCGTACGCGCTCGGTCAAAGAACCCAGGACTGCATCGGCCTGGTCCGCCGTGCCGCCCATCTGCTCGAACGCGAAACGAAATTCCTGAATGAAATCCGTGCTGGTACTCAGCTCGCGGGAGAGCAGCCCGATGGACGCAACCGATGTGAGCATGCGGTCGGCGGCATAGAGCGCAGCGGTCGCAATCGCGCCGAAAGCAACAGCTCCTCGAACGAGCTTGCCGGTGATATCGCGGATCGTCATCCCGACGCGCTGACCGGCCTCGGCCATACGAGCTTCCCACTCCTCCGCCGTGCCGCCGCTGGCCTCAAATTCATTTTTGAGCTTGGCCAGTTCGTCAATTGTGGTTTGAATATTCAGCATATCAGCCGCACCATGCCGCCCGGTCCCTGCTCGATTCGCTTGTTTCATACGAGCAAGAGACGCGGAAAGGCGGTCGATCTCAGCCCCGGCCTGGCGACCACTTCGGATGGACGAAAGATATTCCGCTTGAAGCTCACGAAAACTCTTCGCGCCTTTGGAAACGCCATTCGCGAGATCGGTGCTAAAGTGATTCGATAGTTCGCGGACATCTCCGCTGGTTTGCTGAAACGCCCGGCGCGCCCCGCCCATGTCGCGCTCCGCTGCGTTCGTGAATGCCATCGACTGTTGCCTGGCAGTCTGGAAATCCGCCGCAAGGCCGTCGAGATTCGCGCGGACTTCAACTTCCGCCCTGCCGATCTGGCCTCCGCTATCCATCAGTCCCTGCCTTTCTCTGCTGATTTACACCGCGAGAGAATGCCTTAAATTGATCCGCCGATACACCTCGCTTTTTCGGCCGAATATCCTCGCGCTTTACTCCCGCCTTCGCGAGTTCAAAATTCAGCCACGGCTCTAGGGCCAGCTTCACATCGTTCACATCGGCCCGCCGCGCTTTTTCCGGTGACCATCCGAGATATCCCATCGCTTGCGAATAGAGGCTGCGATAGTATTCCCGGAGTGTCACCTTTCGGGCAAAGGGTCGCTTTCTTCTTCAACCTCGCGCTTCGTCGGGCGCTTGCCGCCGTTGTTGATGATCGTGACGAATTCGATGCAGTAGCCCGCGCACTTCATCACGCCCGCCTCATAGACCGCCTTCGGGATCATCTGAGCCTGTTTCGGATTGAAGCCGACGCCCACTTCGATGATCTTGCAGATCACGTCCATGTCCAGGAAATCGCACTTCTGAATTGCCATCGCGCCGCCGCCCGCGAACTGCGAAATCTTAACGCATGCTTCCATCGTCGGGGTGAGCTTGTGAACGCGCCCGTCGAGTTCGATCTCGACGACTCCATCGTCCATATCCGGGCCATCCTTGACCTCGGTTTTTTCCTCCTCGGCGGCGGCTTGGTCTTTCGACATGATCGATCTCCTATATTATTGCTTCTCGGATCGTGTGATCTAGGTCGGCAAGACTTCGATGATGTCGCTATTGATGCCGATGGCGTACGTCTTGCGAATAACATTCGTCGCATTCCCGACATTGCGGCGACGGCTCATCACCTTGCCTCGGAAATAGTGGAACGAGTTGGAGCCGCCCAGCGTCACCGCATCGTTGAGTTCGATCCTGATATTGTAATCGAACTTCGTGCGCTCGGCATCGTCCATCGCGATCTGGCCCTCGTCGGTCATGTCGTCGCCGACCACGATATTCTGGGTGCCAGCGTCGCGCGGCCCTTTTAGTTTCCGAACCCGGCTGTCGCTGAGCGAGATGAATTCGACGGTCTGGCTTTCATCGCCGAACTCGCCCAAGTCCTCGATCTCGCCGACTTCGATATACGAATCCGCGAGAAAATCGGCGAGCACTGCCGCCGATGCCGTGGTGCCAAGCGCGAGTTTCGCACCTGATGCTGTGTTAATCGTCATGTCGTCCTCCTCAGTCTGATCGTCAGGCCCACCATTCGCGCGACCGTTTTTTCGTCATCGGTCGGCCCCGGAATTGGACCTGAGGCCACGATATCAACAACCTGATAGCCTTCCGGGGAAATCGCCCATTTTTTACGATGGAACAAGTCTCGAATTGCAAAACCCAGTTGCTCGACAAGCCGATATTGATCGACCCTTCCGCCCTGGCGTCCATAGACCTTCACATCGCAATTCACAATTGGTCTATCGCTCGTCAGGCCGTCCGCGTCGCCGATGGCGGCGGGAGCGTCGACGAGCGCAAAAGGATATTCCACATCGGCCGGGACCGGCCGGCGCGTGTGGATGCTCGGCTCATTTTTCCATAGCGTCAGCTTTTCGGAGATAGCCGTCGCTTCGATAAGCGCAGTTCGGATCGACGGGCCAAGGTCCAGGCTCATTAAAAACCTCCCGTGATCTGGTAAGGCTGAGCGCCACCGATCCCCGCAACCGCAGCTCGTATCTCAGCCGCGATGACGTCGACGATCTGCGCCGACATATTGAAAAGCGCCGGTCGCAAAAACGGGCGCGGCGCAAGGCTTTGCGTTCCGAACTCGCGCTGAGCCGCCCCGTCAGGACTGCTCGCGCCGAGCGACGACCTGATCGAATAAGCCGAGCCGCGTTCGAGCGGTCGAGCATAGACGGTCGAGAAAAATATCGTCGATGAGATCATGGCTGGATTGAGTTGCGTGTTGCCGCTCTGAGCGAGCCGCCCTGAATCGCTTGCCGGGGACTGACCTGGAGCCGAGGCCTGATGGAATACGCCGCGCCGCCGATAGATGCGCCCGGTTTTCGGCCCGCTGGTGATTAAGCGGACGGCCTCACTGTGCACAAGCTCCCCAGCCATCATCACGCCCCTCACCGCGCCTTGACGGGCGGCGGCGAGATATGCGGCATCGTTCCACTCGACGGCCATCATTCGGCTCCAGGATCGGAGATGCGAAACGCACCGCAGACCCATAGCGCACGGGCCGGATCGACCTTGACCTTGCGGAGCTGAAACCATTGAGAGACGCCGCTGCGATCAAACCGAACTCGGTCATCCTCGCTCGGCGTGATCCCCGGCGCGCTCTCGACAAAGATATTCACGATCACATCGCTATCCGGGATCGAAAATTTGCGTCGGAAATATTCGGAATATTCGTCGTCAAAGCCCTCGATCGCAGTATCGACCGGAGCCAAGTCCTGGGCGTCGCCATGCTCATCAAGAGCCGCGCTATCGGCGACGACGAGCTGTCGGATAATCCCGGTTAGGAGTTTTCCCTTGAAGCCTTGATAGACTTTTTTGGCGAGATCATTTGAGAGCAGCGCCATCGCGCGCCCTCGCGATCTCCTCGACGAGATCGGCTTTTTCCCAGTCGGGATCGACTGTCACACCGAGTTTCTCGACTTCGCCCTGGAGGAAGTCTTTGCGCTTGCGGAGAAGCTTTTTCTTCTCGTCCTCGGTCATCGGTTCGCCAACCGGCGCACTTGGCGCTGGGGGAGGCGGAGCGGGCGGCGCTTTGACGGTCGATGCGTCGTCCGCATAGCCGATGGCTCGGCTGTCATAAAGCAGCCGGAGCGTCCGCGTGGTCGCGAGTTCTTTCGGAAATCGAATATTCGCCGCGAGATTCTCGCGTTGAAACATGAAATCACGGTTCGTAACGAACTCACGGTCCCGGTCGAACGGGGCGAGGCGAAGCGAATTTGCCATTGCTTATATCTCCTCCTCGCGCCCGTCTTAGCTCGAAACCGGAACGGTTGCGTTGGTGTAGAACACGCCGAGGTCCGCCGAAATCTGACGGAGATCGAACGCCTGGCGCGACTGGAACCAATCGCTATGCGCCCGATCATCCCGACCGCGCTCCATCACGCCGCCCATATCGTTCGTCTGGCCGGGGATCAGTCCCGTCCAGTTGAAGCGCGCGATAGCCGTAGGGCTGTCGAGCGCCGGGTTGGGATCGATATAGGCGAGCAGCATCGCATTCGGATCAACGATGAACTGGAAATCGTCCTCGTTGCCCTCGGCGGCGGCATTATACACCGCACGGGCGACGACGATCCGGTCGACGCCGAACAGCTCGGCGAGGATATCGGTCGTGATCGAGGCGCGCTGAGTATATTTGATGCGATCGAGGATATCGGGATTCGACCGCAGCCCCTTCAATACCGAGTGGCCCATGACGATGACGTTCGGCTCATAGCCGGTCGCCTGGAGAACGATCTCCTTGTGGTCGTCGATGGTCGCAACAGGCGTCGAGTTGGCATCGTTGAACGGCAGGAAATCGGTGATGCCCGAAACCTCGTTCGTCCAGACGCCGGAGACGAAGAACGCAGCCGCCCAGAGACGGTCGGCGCGGATCATCTGCTTTTGCGTCAGGAGCCGGGTCGCGTTCTCGTCGAGACGGATCGGCTGATCGGCATTCGTCCGCTGGCGGTCGTCGATCGTATGTTCGAGCGCCCATTCCTCGGCGAGGTAGGTTCCCGATTCGACCTTGTAGCTCGCCTGGACCGGACGGCCACCAAGCGGGCGAACCTCGACCTCGTCGCGCCAGAAATACCCGCGCGGATATTTCACATATATGTTCGATTCCTTCTGTACCGGAATCATCGACGAGGCCACGGCGGCGACGAAGTTCGTCACATCCTGCATGAAGGCCTCGGAATAGGTCGTCAGATACGAATCGACATGGATAGTCCCTTCGATATCGTTGACCTTTGCAAGTCGTTTCGTCATTTTCTTCACTCCCCAGATTGATTGACAAAGCCGAGAGGTTGGTCAGCCGCTAAGTGCGGTCGACCGTTACCTCCAGCATCTCGTCCTCGCGGGTCACGGTGTTGCGAGCAACGCCGAACGAATTGGTCGAGCCATCATCGGCCTTGCCGACCGCGTTGCACTGGACCTTGGCTCCGGCCTGAACCGGGCCACCGGCTTTGACCTTCAAAATGCCGCCCGTGTTGAACGAGGTGTGTTTGCCGACCGGACGACCTTCGCTGATGACGCCCGCGACGGGTTCGCCTTCACCGCAGATCGCGAGCTTGCCGTTGGCCAGCTTCTTGCAGAGGAGATATTCCTTCCCCGTGAGATCGACGCTGGACTCGGCGACATCGGTGTCGTGTCCGTCCTGTTTCTGAACTGCCATTTTCTTTCTCCCGAAATTGTGGAACCCGGCCCCTAGTTGGCCTGGTTCGGATGCGCGGCCTCATAGAGGTCAGGGAAGTCCTCGCGGACTTTCGACATCGCCGCCGCTTTGCCGATATTCTCCGCCATGGCGATCTCGTTGACCTTGGCGTTATAGTCGGACTTCGATTTGGCCAGATCGCCGCTGATCGCGCCGAGATTATCGTAGCCCTGGGCTACCATCTTTTCGGTCGCCTCCAGGATTTCCATGCCGGCCTTGCGTACGTCCTCGTCCTCGATGCCTTCGATGGCGTCGATCACCAGGGCGCGCTGCTTCGCGGTGCCGGGGACATGGGCGAATTCATCATCCGCGCGCTTCTCCAGCTTTTCGATGCGAACGTCCTCGGCGAGCTTCGCGGCGCGCGTTTCCTGAGCCTTCATGGCAGCAAAAGTCTTTTCGCCGACTTCCGATTTGCGGATCGTTTCGCCTTCGATTTCGATGCTCTCGTCGCCATTGGCCTTTTCGAGCTTCGTTTCGGCTGCCTTGGCCTTTTCGAGCGCTTCGTCGCGGTCGGTTTCGGCGGTTGCGGCCTTGGCGACTGCCGCGTCGCGTTCGGCTTCGGCTTTCTTCGTGGCCTTCTGGGCCTCGCCGAGCTGCTTTTCCAGATCGGCGATCTTTTCCTGATCGGTCATGTCGTCCTCCATTGGATCGCCGGAAATCCCGGCTTTCAAGAGCGCTGCTCGGAATGCCTCGCTCGGTTTTGCCTTGGCGATCTTTTCGATCTCCTCCGCAACGTCAGGCCACTTCTCGCGAAGAGACGAGACGAATTGACTGATGCTGCTTTCGCGCATCTCGACGCGCTGAGCGTCGCCTAAATTCTTGTCGGCGAGAATGCTGGACATCGATTCGCGCAGCGCAGAGAAGATCGGCCAGAGTTCGTCCTCGGCTTCCCAGCGCTTGCGCTCGGTTTCGTTCTCCAAAAGCACCTCGGCAAAGCCGCGCGCATGATTGTCGTCGCCCTTCAAAAGCTGAACGAGAGGGTCGTTCGCTTTGATGATCGCCATCTTTGCCCCGGCCTGGCAGGGATCAGTGACGGCAGCGATCTTGTCGATCACGAGCGATTTCAGGCGGCGGCGCTTAGCCATTGTCATCTTCCTCCCATTCGATTTTGAGACCCTCGATCGAGAAGCCCGTATATTCTCCGCTCTTGTATTTCGCGAGCAGTTCGGGCGGCGGCATATAGCCGACGAGAGCGCCGGTTTTGCGCGTCACGACTTCAAGCGATTTGGCGATATCCGTGGTCAACGGGAATGCGAAAATATATTCGCCCTTGTCCTCTCCGACATGCATATCGTTGCCGGGCCGGTTGGCCTTGGCCATGAAAACAGCCAGGCATTTGAGCATCGCATCCTCGGGAATATTCTCGGGAACGCGCTCTCCGTTCGGATCAATATTGAGATCGTAATAGTCGATCCCGTCGATCTTGCAGACCATCGCGAAACCGAAAACGATGCCGAGTTCCTCGTTGACCTTGAGAGTTCGAGCCATTCCGGCCTTTTCGATCCAGCGGCCATCGTGATCTTCAAACGTCTCCTCGACGGCTTTCCAGGCGGCTTGATCGCGCATTGCAGCGCCAGCCTCGCCGGGATCGGCGGTCGCCTCATTATGAGCTTTCAGAAAGACGTGCTGAGCCGGTTCGGGAAGCGCCTTGCGGACTTCCTCCGGTAGGTTCGAGATGTCTTTGAAGGCCATCGGCCCCAGTTCCCCATCACCAAAGTCTGAGCTGCGAATACCACCATCGATCCGTTTAGACAATCCCAACGGATCGGAGAGGCGATATCAGGCGATTTCGGGTTGTTCCGAACGCTTGAAACGCATTGTCAGGACGCATCGGCATTGAATCACGGTCTCAGGCGGTGCCGTGGGATCGCCGGGGAACCTGAGCGCGTTGCCGTCGCCGTCCTCGAAAGGCTCGTCCATGTGGCGCTCCTGTCCCTGCATATCAGCATGCGCCTCGCGGGTTCGATGGTCCTGGGTCGCATTCCAGATGCGCAGAACCCGGTCCCGCCGAGTGCCGGTCTGTTCGAGGGTCTGCTCGAACGCCTCTTGCCGGGCAAGATTGGTGACCCGTGTGCTTTCCGTCCGCGCAATCATTTCGGCCCGATATTGGAGATATCGCTCACGATAGCGATCAACCATGCGGTCGATCTCGCTCGCGGTCAGCGCCCTTTTCGCCCGCGCGGCGGCGCGCACCGTGCGGTCGAACCGGCGATCTCTGAGGTCGCGGGTCAGCGCATCAAGATTGCCCGAGGCGAGCAGCCTTCGATAGTTGGCGATGGCTCCGGCCTGGCGGCTCGTCAATCCGACGACATTCCTGATCCGGCGCGCAACGCCGACCGATCCCTCTCCAGCCTCGAACGCCTCGGCAAGCGCTTCGCGCACAACCTCGACCTGGGTGCGGGAGAATTCGCGTATCAGGCTGAGCTGCTCGGCGCGCATCATCCGCGCGGCCCTCGGGTTGGTCGGATCGAAGGCATAGCCGATCGAGGGAGAAACGGACGGGGCCATCTCGTTGAAGGCCTCAACCGCGGCGGCCTGGAAAACAGTCGGCAGGACGGTTCCGAACGCCTGAACATGGCTCTGCACGATCGAGATCGCAGCGCTATAGTCCCTGTTCTCCAGAGCCTCGACTATTTCATCCATCACACGGCTTGATCGCACCTCGCGGACATAGGCATAGAACGCCTCGCGATATTGCTTATCGGCATTCCTGAGCAGCCGATCCAGCCGCGCTCTCGTCGTTTCCGCCATTCAGCCACTCCCGATCTGGGAAACCTAGCATGCGCGCCGTGTCACCGCCGAACGATTTAACGCGTCCCTCCAGCTTCGGCAAATGCGCTCTCCAGATTGGCAGATAGCGAGAGGCCTCGGCCCATCGCCGCTGATCGTCGAAATGGCGCGCATTCTGATTCATCGGCATACCGCAAAGCAGCAAATGGGTGCATCCCAGCTCCAGGCCGACTTCTATCGCGAGGAACCCGCTGGAGCCGCCGCTCGCTTTGATCTTGCGCAGTTTGAGATCGGGATGATCGCGATGCTGAGCCGTCCAGAGATGGGTCGCTTCGCTTCGGCCGGCGATATATCGATCTTTGACCCATTGGACCATCAGCTCGGGATGGAATGTCGCCCAGTGATCGACCGGGCCAGGATAATCGCGGCCAGCGTGGTTTGTGGCGATTATCAGATCAGGTTCGCAAAGCTCGCGCGCCTCTTCGAGATCGCGCCAGAGCGTGTTCGCGCCGCCGAGAACGAATGCGACGCTCGTCATCCTGGATAATTGAGTTCGATTTCAGCCGACCGGCGCAGCGCATCCCACCATTCGGCGGCGAACTCGCAATCCTGATAACCTTTCATCCGGGGAATGCCGAGGGTGAAGTGCGCCATTTTGGCATCCGGGTTCGGCTCGTCGATCCCGACAAGGTGATTCCATTCGGCCGGGATTTCCCCGATCTCGTGATCTTCAAGCCAGCAAAAATTGTGGAGGTCGAGGCCTTTCGCCGAATTGACCAGACCGAGGGTAAGCTTTTGGTTCGACGGGTGATCGCAGTTGAACAGCATGACACTCGACCAGTTTTTGCGCGAGTAGCTGGTCTGCACTTGGCCATCCATCTTACGGGTCGCCTTGCTGCTCTGCTCGTGTTTCACGCACATCACCGCATAGTCGTCGTTCGCGTGATCGAAAAGCTCATGCAGAGGCGCGCGGGCCAGCATGTCGCAATCGCAGAACATCGCCCATCCCTCGCGGGCCAGGATCGGGACGAGGAAGCGCGAGAGAGCGAACTCGGTCGACATCGGCGCATCGCTGATTTCATCCCATAGGACAGGATCGGCGAAAGCCATTGGCTGGCGCATATCGTGCGGGCGCTGATAGAGGAAAAGATCGCGAAGCTTTGGAAGCTCCAGCGGGTGGATCGTCCAATCGTCGAGCTTCGACATGTTCTCGGCAATGGAGCGCTCGGCGACCGCATAGGCATCCGGCTCGCGCGAATCGAAACCGATAAAAATTCTCATATTCAGCATCATCCTATCACTCCTCCAGGCTTCCGCTTGCCCTTGTCATGCCTGAGATATCGACGGAGCGGCGATTGCGGAAAGACTGAGCCTCGCGCGCCTGGAGCGCAGAGATTGCGTTCGCTGAGATCGGAGCGCTTGCGAACCGTATCCCAGACGAATGCGCTGTGCCATTCCTTTAGATCGACCACCCATCGGCTCGAATACATGGCCGCGATCTCGGCAAGGAATTTTCGCGTCTTGTCGTTCAACCGAACGGCCCAGAACCCGATCTCGCTATGCTTGGGTTCGCGACCGAGATAGCAGACATCGGCATCGCCGAGCAGCTCGTCGATCAATCCGCCCGGCACCGGGGCGAGCGTTTCGACATCGCCGTCGAGCCAGACCAGCGCATCGCCATTCGCCATGTCTTGCGCTGCCGTTTGGGGGATCAGGATTTGTTTCCAGAACTTCCCGGCATCGAATCGGAACGAATAGCCTTTCATGCGCTCTTTCGGTTTCCAGCGTTCGGTCGGCTCGGCTCCGGAAAAGATCGGCGCGGCATAGACTTCCGCGCATTCGCGCGCGCCGGGGATGCTCCAGAGATCGCGGCAAGCGCCGCGCGGAGCATCGAACATCTCCTCGACATAAACTTGCAGCTCGACCTCGGCGGGCCAGTTCCGGTCGAAAGTTTCGAGGAATCGCTCGCCATAAATCACGCGGCCACTGGGCGAGAAGCCCGAACAAACTCTGACCGTCATCGATCTCTCCTTACTCGAAAGCCATAATCCGGCCTTCGCTCGAAAACGCATTCATAGTCGAGACTGTCCAGAAAGCTTCGCAGATCGGCGTCGCTATAGCCGAGGCGCTTTCCCAGCCCGGTGATTTCGACCATCAGGAACGGCTTGCAACGCCGGATGGTTTCAAGTCCTCCTCGGATCGCGGGCAGTTCGTAACCCTCCAGGTCCAGCTTGATGAAACCGCACCGATCGAGGCCGAGCTGATCGAGCGTGATGCCTTTGACCGAGCCTTTCTCGACTTCGCGAACCCGGCGCGCCGATAGGGTCTTTCGCTTCGCGGGAGCATAGCTTTCGACCCAGCACGGCTTTTCGACCAGCGCGGCGCGCATGACTTCGACATTGCCCCAGTCCATCGCATTATACTGGAGATGCTCGAACGCCTCGGATGGCTCAATGGCGATGACGCGAAAGAAGTGGCGATGCATCCGGTCGGTCCATGCGCCGACATGCGCGCCGCCATCGACGGCCAGGACGAAATCCTCGATCAATTTCGCGCGAAGCAACTCGCTCATCGTTTCGGCTTCGCGGTGTTGAACGGGTTTCGCGCCTCTCACCAATTCCCTCCCGTCACGCGAATCACCGTGTTCGATATAGCGCCTTCGTCCTGATAAAGCAGGAAGTGCGCCACGCGCGCAACCTCGTGAGCCAACAGCCACCGTCCGCGCCGCCTGGCTTTGCCCTTCGCTTCGCATTCCTCCAGATCGGTTCGGCGCTGGGTCATGCCGCTATCCCAGATGACGGTCGGCGCAATTCCAACGAGCTGCTGTTCGGGCGTGAGCAGTTTTTTCTTTTCGATGTACAGATGCATCGCAGCCTTCGCGCCAGCATAGGCCATGTCATACGACCCGGCGAACCCGCTTTCGCTCCCCACAATGCATATTTTGGCATGCGCATTATGCGCTAGGATTATATCGCACTGAGCGGCTATGTCGGCAAAATTCCGATGCCATGCAGCCGAAACATCAGCACGGCTTGTCTCGGCGATCTCAGAGCCTTTCAGGAACCCGCCGCAAAAAAGGAACCTTTCGTGGTAAGGATCGCACGGGTCCATGATATATTCTGTGCCTTCGCCGAGGATTTTGAGCAACTCTTGCGCGATGGACGAGCGCGCGTTGTCGATTGCGAGGGTCATTATGGCCTCTCGCCGCCCATAATCGTGAATATTTCGCGTTCCGCATGGATCACCGCGTCGATCTTTCCGGCCCTCACCACGATATCGCGCTCTCCGGTCTGGCGTACATCGACCAGCCGCGTATCGGCGGCGCTGGCTGGCATCGCCCGAACGCTCAGCATCGCGCCGACATATTTGTGGGTGTCGAGCATCCTGGGATAAAACTGAGCCATGTCCTGGATCATCAGATCGCAACGGCGGAGGATGTCGGCTTTGCTGAGGCCCTGGATGATCCCCATCGCCTCGGCATAGGTTCGACAATCTTTCGAGAACGGCGTCCAGCGCGCGCTGGAGAGCGAGCAGATGCCGAGTTCTTCGTCCCAGGGATAGAGCGAGTGAAACGGGCCATCCATGATCGTTACCGCGACATCGGTCGGGCCTTCCATCCTCGCCACGACGCACGGCTCATAGCGTTCAACGCCGGCCGCATCCTTTGCGGCAAAGGTGCAATCGATAGTCCAGTCGAAATCCTCCGCCTCGCTCTCCTCGACGCCAGTGCGCAGTGTGAGCGGCAAAGCCTCTCGGGCGAAAGCAGTCTCGAAAAAGTCGCGAGCCTTCTCTGTCAGGATATGGCGCTCGCCGGTCAGCAAAGCCCCGGCGCAACATTCGATGCCATAGTCGCGAGGATCGCGAACCGTGACGAACTCGACCTCCCCGCGCATCGTGTCCGCATACTGATCGAAATCTACCAGAGAGCGCTCCTCGGCGATTGCATAGAGATTGACCGGCACACCGGCAGTCAGGCTCGGATAGCGATCCATGAAGGCCTCGACATGCTCCTGGCATGCCGCGCGGGTCACTTTCGATCTGGGATAGTGGAAGCCGAGATGGAGGCGCGCCGGTATATTGCCGCTTGCGCCTCGGAATATCCGATCTTGCAGTTCGTGAATTTCGACACTGTGGCCATGTTGCGCTAGGTTCAGGCCAATGTGGCAGCCGTACCATCCGGCCCCGAGAATGCGAATCCGCATCAGACTTCCTCCAGATTTCCCCGCGAGCTGAAATAGGTCGGGACCGATCCATCGCGCCGGATCGCTTCCCGATACTGTTCGGCTTCCCACTGGCCCGCCATCTGGTCGGCCATGTGCGCATGGAGCTTTTTCCTCGGGTTTGTGCTGACGCGCTCGCCGACGAATACCGCCTTTGCGGCAAAGCCGTGCAGCCGGTCGACGACCCAGGGGATATCGGAGATCGGGATCGCGCCTAGAACCTGAGTGCAAACGACGATATCGAACTGGCCTTGCGGCTCCTCGGCAAAGGCGGGCCATGCCGGATCGTATTTCGTCACTTCGACGCTGAGCCAGTCCTCCAGGGCCTGGCCCATGAATGGTTTTTCGTACTGGACGCCCTTGCCGCAACCATAGTCGAGCATGGTCTTGCATTCGTGTTTATCGATCACTCGCCCGAGATTTGCGGCATAGCGGAAAAGAAACCGGCCAGTGTAACGGTTGTTCGTCGCGTGAAAGCGCTTCGTCGCGTCGAGCGCCTCGACATAAGCGGGCGAGGGATTTTCAAAGGTGAATGTCATCGTTCATACTCCATCAGATCGACCAGATCGTCGCCGCCCTCGGCTTCCCATGCTTCGGTCGCCATCGGGCCGAACCAATCGCGCCAATCCGAATGACTGCCGGTAAAGGTCGAACCCGAGCCGATGATCTCATGCCATAGCGCTTCGGGATTTTCATGCTGCGAATCAAGAGCGAGGGCCAGCACACACGCCTCAGCCGGTCCATCCTCTGGATCGATCATGCTCTCGAAACGGAAAATATGAGCGCCAGGCTCAGCCGACCAGCGGTCATAGGTTGATCGCATGGCCTGGAGGAACGATAGCCCGCGGTGCGCGGGCTGCCGTGTCTTATGCTCGCGGCGGCGAATGAGAGAGGCGATGCGCTCGTCGTCGCTGAAACCGGCCAGCTTGCGCAGCTTCTTCGGCTTGTTGCGTACGATCCAGCGATAAGTCGAGACAATGCGATTCCTCGGATCGCGCCAAAAAAGGATCGTCTGACCCTTCGGGTTGGGATGGAACGTCTTGAGTTTCTCGGCATCGACTATCGGTAGCGGGCTGAGCTGCTTGGCGAGCGGCAATATCAGGTGCGAACCGCCATGCCTCCAGACGACGACCGTGTGATGGGGATGATTTACGAGGTCAGCGTGTTCCATTGGTGGACCCATAGCGTTCGATGATGAAATTCCAGGCAGCCCCGGATCGAAACTCAGACAGCGTCCACTGGAAATATGCGAGATTGCATAGGAGCCGATGTCGATTTCCTCGAATCGGAGCCTCAACATCGGAAAGTTTCGTCGAGCTGATCGGACGGCAGATCGCCGGGCCGAGCGCGATAGTCGGAACGCCGAACTGCATCGCTTCAAAACACGCATTCGACCCGTGGGTTATCATCACATGTGCATTCGAGAGTACCGAGCGCAACGGCTCTTTTCCCCGGCTGAAATAGCTATCGTGCAGCGGCTTCGCGTCCTGCCAGGATGGCTTTGGCCGATAGACGATCGGTCGATCTGTATGCTCGCGCAGCTTCTCTATCACGCCCTGCCAATATTCGGTCGGATGGGGGAGATCGTAAAACGCATGATATTTTTCGCTCGAACCGCAGATCAAGACTTGTAGCCCGCTTTTACGCCAGCGCGCGAGGTCGATCCCCATCGCATCCCATCGCCCGGATGGCCTTTTGAAATTGTGAAGATCATCGGTCGGCTGATGGGCGTCGAGACTGATGCGCCACCTCGCCCATTTTCCCTCGCGGACCCGTCCGCGCGAATAGCTCTTGTCGAGCATCATCGTACGCGCGCCCGCCGCCTGGCTCGCTCGCCAAAGATCGCGGGACTTCACGCCGACCATGCAAGCCAGATCACAATCGCCGATCTGCTGATCCGGCCCGAGAGCGCGCAGCTCCACTTGATGGCCGAGTGCTTTTGCGCCGGTCAGAACGGCCTCCGCGAGTTCGATTTCGCGATCCTTGTCGCTATGATGGAATGCGATTTTCACTTGAGAACCTCCGTTTTAAGATACCGCCAGGCGGAGCCATCCTCCATCTCGGCCCGGCTCCATTGCGTCCAGGCCACATCAGCGGCCCATTGCTCGCGCCCATCCGGCATAGGCGGCTCCTCGATCATCGCAAGATCGGTTCCCGCCATCGGGAGAGCTATGCCTTCATCGCAAAATGCCGGGATGCCCTGGATTAGCGCATCGACCGCGACATTCGAGTGATGGCAGACCACCGCATGGCAATTGTGGAGCGCGTCGTTCAATTCGACATTGCGCTGGAATATCGTGCCGGGGATCGGCCTCGCATGGAGCCAGTTCGGTTTCGGTCGGTAAATGATCGGCCGGCGCGTCAGCTTGCGCAATCGTTCGACGGTCTCGCGCTCCCATTGTTGCGGCGCATATCCCTCGGTCGCCGCGCCCTTTCCCGACATGCCGACGACGACTATGTGACGTCCGCTCTCGCGCCACGGGCGAATCTGCATTCCATGCTCGCGAAACCGAGAGGGATCGTGCGCCCGATTCTGGAAATAGGCGGTCGGATGCCGGTCGTTGAGACTGAATTTGTGATAGCCCTCGAACCGCGCTGGCTTGCGCCGCCCCCAGTAACCGAGATCGATATAGATCGCCTGGGCCTGTTTTTTGTATTCAGCGAAAACGGATCGCAGCCCGTTCGCAAGGCCATAGAAGATCGCGACATCATGTTCGACGCGGCGGAAGTCGCTGCAAGGCAGATAATCGACCTTCTGGCCAACGGCCATTATACCTTCAAGCATCGATTCGCAGATGAATTTGGATCGCTTGTTGAGCGGGTTGAAATAGATGACGACGCGCTCGCTCACGGTCGGTTTCGCAACAGATGGGCGAAAGCTTCGCCGCTCAGAATTTCCTCTGGCAACCATTGCGCCCAGCTCAGTTTCGAGAGCATTCGATCTCTCCCCTCCATTTGCGGCGCTTCGATATCGGCTCCGTCCAGCTTTGCCGAGCCATCGCCGCCTATCCATTGTGGGAAATCGTGGAAAACCGGGATGCCAGCCACCAAGGCTTTGATCGCCGCGCCGCTGCCCCAGGTCACGACGCACCATGTGTTCGCGAGGTCGCTTTCCAGCGATGGGCCACGCTTGCTGATGCCGGGATGCCGTCGCACATGGATCGGCCGGGCGGTTATTCCCTCCAGGCGCGGCTTGATGACGCCGGGCCAGTTGAAAGGCATTGCGACGCCTGGGCTGCCTATCCCGCGCTGTGGCAACACCAGCACTTTGTCGCCGTCCGAGCGCCAGGGCCGCTTTTCGATCTCGAACCTCGGTTTATCGCCGGGATGCCATTTCCCCGCGCCATTGTGAAAATTGAGCGCGAGCGCGAAAGCCTTGCCGCCGTTCATGGGGAGATAGGAATTCTCGGCGATGATGACCGTCGCGCCGGAGTTCTCGTAAACCCTCGCCAAAGCTTCAAACGCGCGCGATCTGTTCCACATCACGATCACGTCATTCCGACGAGGATTGCGCTGCCAATCTTTGGTGATCGTGTACCCGAGCCGCGCCAGTCCGTTCTGGAACATCTCGCGACGATAGGTCGCTCCTGGGCGTAGCATCACGCATGCACGGCCACTCATGCGAGGACCGCATAGCGCTTTACAGATTTCCAGTTCCGTTCGCTCGACCAGACCTCAAACATCGGATCGGCAAAGAAGCATTTACCGGCATCCTCGAACTCAATTCCCATGATCGGGTAGCCGGGTCGCTCGGGTTTCGCGTCGATCCAATAGATATCAAATTTCATCGTGCCGACCGTCACGCTATCGCGCTCCGCCGGTTCTTCATCCCAGAGTTTTTCGACATCGCGATGTACGGGATCGATCCTTATCGCCAAGTCGAACATCTCATCTTCGGTCAAGGGATTCACGCGATACCCGTCACTGGCTATGATAAAATGGACCCAGTTTTCAGATCGAGCTTGCGAAATGCATTCTGACCAATTCCATATCGAACCCGCGATGGTGAGGCGCTCGCGCTCGGTCAAATTCAAAGTCGAGAAGCCGCGCAGGATATAGCCTGAGACGAAGCCGAAACAGAGGCAGCTCACAACGATTACGATTGTTTCCATGATTTATTCCCCGTGGTGGCGGTGATTCGCACACGGAGATTATTCCGGTTCAACCGGAATTCATAGTCCGCCGCTGTGATCGTAGGGGTCGCATGTGACGGATTTGCCATCGGTTCCGCTCGATCGTGCGCCGCGCGTTCCGCCTGATCCGGCAAGCCAAGGCTGGATCAGCAACCAGGCCTGGCGCGGCAGTGGCGTCCCGCGAGCGGCTCGGCCAACAGAGCGGAAGTTTTCGATTTCGACCGATCCGGCTTTCAACCTCTTCTCGCTGGAGATCGTGGTCAGCATGTTCGCGATATCGACCCCGTTCACGACATCGTTCGCGAGCAGCACGTTCGCGTTGATGAGCCAGATCGGAATTTCGTCGGGATCGACGCCTGAGATGCCGGTACGCGGAAAGGCGGTCAGTTGGCCCTCATAGGTTTTCGATCCGGGCCAGCGCAGATTGTCGAGAACGCGCATCGCGGTAACTATGGCGCGCGCTTTCGGGGTGTCGGTCGTCAAGGCCCGCCAGGCTTCCGCGTTCGCGTCGGCTTTCAGATACTCGTCCGCATAGGCGATATCCGTGTAGGTCTCATAGACCGAACCTTCGATCTCGACGAATTGAAAGGTGGCGGTCATTCCAGCCTCCGCTCTGGCCGGTCATCCGGCCTATTCCAATCGATTTTCTTGCGGGCCAGCGCTACTTTTTCGGTGATCTTGTCTTTCCAGTCGTCGTCGAGCGGCGAGAACAATTCCGGGCCGAAGATCAGCGGGCCGCTATAGGGTTTCATTCCCGCGAGATCGATGCCGCCACCGTCATAAGTGATAGTCACATGTGTCTGGAATTCTGGAAAGTCATGGGAAGCGCCAGCGGCGATCATTTCATAATGCCGCTGTTCGATAGCTGGACTCTTGAAATGCAACACCACGGCACCTTTGTCGCCCAGTGGCTGGACAGCGCGAGGCCCGCCTTCCGGCACCTCAATTTTGTTTCCGGCAATACCCATCTTCATTGGATCAACCGGCGTTCGACTATAGGTGACTGTCACATGCATTTCGTCTGGAGGAACCGTCGCTTCAAAGCCGTTTTCCTTGGCCCAGGCGATCACATCGTCGGCATTGAGCAATTTGCGCTCGACATACAACGGATGCGCGTTTGCCTTGGCAGTGCCGATCTGTTCCTCCTCCTCCTCGTCCTCGGGATCGGCCGGCGCGTCTGGGTCGTCGGCTTCGCCGCGCAAGGCCTCCTCGGCTTCCATCTCCAGATCGATCAATTCCTCGGGCATGCGCTCGACGCCCATCAGATCGCGGACATTGTTCACGACCGGATCGCGATTCGAGATCGTGGCCCCGGCACTGGCGAGCGAGCGCAGCGCATCGGTGATCTTGCCGACATCTTTCGGGGTGACGTCCTCGGTTCGGCTGCGCGGTTTCATCTCTTCGGGGAAACCATTGAGCATCCAGATCGTATCGATCACGTCGCGGTCGACCGCCTCGCGCATGTCGCCAAGTGTCGAATTGACCACGAGATACATGGTCGTCGATTTATCCTGGCTGAGTGCCAGGCTGCCAGCGCCTTGCTTCCCGACGAGGAGGCCCTGGACGCCGATTATCATCGCCATCTCATAGGTGATGCGGTCGATGCTCTCGCCGAGATGATCCATGCCGGTAAGGTCGCCTCTGAGCAGCTCCATGCCCCATTTGAAAACGGAGCTGAAACTCTCGCCGCTGTCGGTCTGGTTCACATAGGGCATGGATTCGAGTGCAAGGCTCGTCGTCGGCTGCTTTTTCTGGAGGTCCAGGAAATCCTCCATTTCGGAGATCATCTCGTCGGCCTCGGATTGCTCGATCTCGCCAGCCTCGACGGCATCGGCGATCTCGGCATAGGGGATGCGACCGATGGGCGTCCCGGCGAGATTTCGCTCATAGCCGGTCGTCTCCAGCTCTTGCAGCCTTTTGAGCCGCTCCATCGGCTCTGCCAGAGCGCGCAACCATCCGAGGCCTTCCGGGCTGTCGGTCATCATGTCGTCGACGAGATAGAGGAGCTTCTGACGCGGTAGCCAGATTTCCTCGCCTGTCATCGGCGGGCGCTGCCAGACTCCGGTCACATTGCCGCTTTCGTCTATCGCCCATCTTTTGATCGTGTGTTGTGGCCTGGCTTCGATGTCGAGCAATCCGATCTTGCCATCCTTGCGCTTCTTCGCTGTCCATTCGCCGGTCGAGAAGCCATAAAATTTATACATGCCGAACCGGCGAACGATCCGCGCCCAGCTCGTGCGGGTGTCGGAAATCACTTCCTTGATGAACTCGGCATATTCGAGAGCTTCTGGGGAATCGTCTGCCGGGTCAAAGCTCCAGGCGGGCTTGGCAACAAGGTCGAGGAAGTGCCGGACGCCAGCCGCGACGATGCTCATATTGGTCAGCATCTCGGCGGCGGTGATATACTTCTGATCGCCGCGCATCTTGGCGTTCACATCGGTTTCGTAAACGCGACCGCCGACAACGGCGGTTCCCATTTTCCCCCGCTCGCGGAACGGGCTGACGCGCTTTGGCCCTTCGGTTTGATTGCCGAACAGCTTTCGCAACGGATTCCATGCCATGCGGCGGCTCCCCAGTGAACGCGGGTTTCATAGCGCAGAGAGAAGCGGCTGACTAGGCTCTGCTAATCATGCGCGCCGACTTTCGGTTTCGTCAGGCCTCGGCGGCGCGGTTTGCGCCAAGAGACGATCTCCGCATAGGCGCGGCTCAGAGCGTCAACCTGATCTTTGAAACTGCCGGTCGGGAAGTTGCGCAGCTCCTCGATCAGTGCTGCATTCCAATCCCCGCGAACCATCCAGACATTCCCGCCGTTGACTTGGCTGGCGAACGGCTGAGCGCGATCCTCTTTCGATCCTGTCTCCGGTGAGAATTTGAAATTCATGCCCGCGAGCGCTTTCGATAGGTGATTCACTTGGCTCAGACCAGCCGAGCCTGGGTCTTTCGGGATCGATTCGACGATGCGTTTCATCGGCCATCGGTCGTGATCCAATTCCGCCGTCTCGACGATAAGGCGCTCGGCAGCGTCGATCTTTGCGCGGGCGCGCTTCATGTCGCCGATTATGATCCGGCCATCCGGCGCTTCGCCGAGCAATCCTCCAGCCGTGTAAGGACTGCGCTTGCGCGTCGAACCGGCGATATCCCAACCCCGGCACCATTTAACACCGACCGGAGCCTCCTCCAGAATGCGCTCCTCGAGTTGAGCGACTTTGAACGATCCGCCCTCTCGCGGTGCCGGCCGCTGCTGATACTGGCCAGCATAGGCATAGTCGCCCTTTTCGAGCTGGAGCCTCGCGACGCTCTCGGACGACCAGCGCTCGGGACACATCAGCTCGCCCTCATAGGTTCGCGGGTCGGCCCAACCGATCGAGGTTGTGCATTTGCGTTCGACCTCAAATTCCATCGGGATCAACAGATGCGTGTAATCCCAGGCGTTCTGTTCGATGAAGCCGCTGATATCGTCCATGTGGACGCGCTGCATGATGATGGCGATGACCGAGCGCTCGGGGTCGTTCAATCTGTCGGTTATCGATTCTCGGAAGGTTTGCACGGCATCGGGAAGCTGGACCTCGCTATCGCCGGATTTGACCGAGTGAGGGTCATCGATGATGACGCGATCTCCGCGACCGCCAGTCATGTTGATGAATGCGCGCGCCTCCCTTTCACCCATCAGGGTATTGCCGAATTTCGTCTTTGCGTCCTGGTCCGCGGCGATCTGAACATGCGGCCAGAGGGATCGATACCAAGGCGATTTTATCAGCCGTCGCATGCGCGTATTGTCCCGGATCGCGAGATCGCCCAAGTAGCTGCTCGCCAGATATTTAAGGTGAGCCATTCGCATCGGCCCCCATTCCCAGGCGGGCCAGAATACCGAGACGAGCAGCGATTTCATGGAGCCTGGCGGGACGTTGCCGAGGAAGTGTCGGATATCGCCGCGAGTGATCGCCTCCAGATGCTCGGCTATCGCGTCGATGTGCCAGCCGCCGACAAAGCGGGTCGAAGGCTCCAGAACATGCCATGCCTCCTCGACGAAACTCCGAAGCGATTTGCAGCGGGCGCGGA